TGGCCACTTATTTTTTCAAGTTTTCAAAGAACGTTACATTGAGAATGATGATGGTGCCACAATCGTAACATACCCAAACGATGATGCGTTCAGAGAGAATGAATGGCAGTGGGCCTGGACCACCAGGACACTAGAAGAAGCAAAGGAAGTATTGGAAACCTTTGAATGTGTTTATTAATAAGAAAGGGGCTCTAGGCCCCTTTTTTTATATCCCTAGATGCTCATCATACATCAAAGGGGTTTCTTCTTCTTTAAGTTCTTTTTTGGCCCTAAGAATAATATAGGCGACAAACAAACAAAGTTCAACACCAATAGTAATAAGTACTCCACCTATCATGCTTCTAAAATACCTTTAATTAAAATCTCAGCTTCTTGTGCTGATAAGGTGAAGTTAACACCCACACCTTTTGGTAATAGTCTACGCACCATACGGTTGTTATCGTAGTGTGTATCGATACCAAGTTCTTTTATCTTTTCAGCTTTCTTCAAGTTTGAACCAGTGGCAATAACACGTTCATGTGGAATACCCAATTCATCAGCAACAGCATACATACCAGATGCGTTTGAACGTGCTGATATAATATAAACGGTTGAACCACTTTGAATTTCTTTCTTAGCCAACATCTTACCAAGTCTGGTTGATATTGTGCCATCGTAATCAAACGATACCTTTTCACCAACTCTCAGTCTTTGAATTTCATCCAACTTACGTTGTGCCCAGGCAACACCTTCATCACCACCCCATGCAAGCCACATAAGTCTACCACATCCATCACCCAATTCCTTTTGTGAGTTTTGACGGTGTCTTTCAAACGCGGCCATTCTGGCAATAGTTTCCTCACTGATAGGTTCACGGTTAGCCAGTTGGTTTGCACGTTGTTTACCGACAGGTGTACCACATTCACCCCATCCATTTTCTTCAGCCCATCTTAAAGCTGTCTTTGCATTATCACTTGCAGCTTGTGGATAGTCGGTGTAGCTTTCAGCCAACTCAACTTCAGAGCCTTCAAATTTACTGTAACAGATAGCTGCCGCCTGTTCTGGGTCCATGTTTTCAACATCAACATGATATGCTATGCAACGTGGAATAAATTCATCTTTGCTTTCACCTGGTTTGGGTTCAACCAACTCAACACTCGACATTGCTTCAGCAAGGTTCTGGGCAAAGGCACCTTCAACACTAAAGCCGCGAACGCGCCCAGTTTTTACGTACTCATCCCAGAATTGTTTATCTTCAACTTTAACACTTACCATCCAGGTGCCTTTCTGAAGGTTTTTAAAGCCCATAGAGACACTTTGGTCCATGTTAGGGTCCTTGACTATCCAGCTCTCCAAAATAACGCCTTGTACGTCATCTTTTTTATTATGCTCCAGGTTGAAGTGAATTTGACGGTTTTGCGTAAAATATCTTTGAACGATGGCTTGGATGGTTTCCTCAGAAAATCTAATATAATACTCAGCCCCTGTCTTTGGATGAATACGATAGATGAGTTTATTTGGAACGAGTGCAGGGCCTGTAACTATCATTTTATCATCTTCAGATAATAATAGTTTTGTTATCTCATTGGCCATAGCCACCCACATCTCTTGAATTGCGGGGTCGTGGACAAAGGCCACCTCATCAACACCAAGGTGTAATGCCTCATCAATTGATATATCGTAAATTGGTAATTTATATTCCATTGTTATAATATTAGTTATTTAATTCTTGAAAGTCTTTGTATTCTCGCATTTTTTGCTGACTGTGAACTAACATCAGCATCCAGGATGTATGCACGTACAGCTGTTTGACCAGCAACCGCTGCAATGTCTTGAATGTTGGTTACAGATACTTCACCTGGGTTTGCGGTCACAACACCACCAGCAGCAAATTTGGGGATAATTGGGTCACCACCAGTTGACTGGTTGATGGCTGATAACAACGGTGCAAATCTATCAACAGCGGCCGCGTTAATAACAGCCTCACCGTTTGAAAGCATTGCTGGTACCATGTCATCCAAAGGACCACCAGGACCACTAATAAATCCACCACGTTTCAAAGCCTTAACCTTTTGTCTTTGTACGTTAGCTGTTATACCAGCGGCAACACCAGCTGCCAAGTTAAGACCAGCCAAGATAAGACCCAAAGGTGGTTTCTCTTTTAATGCTGAGATAACGGCCAAAGCTGTTTGTGCAGCGATGTTGGCTATGGTGATAGCAAAATCAATATCCGCTTGCTTTTTCTTTAGCTCCTTTTCTTTAGCCAATCTTTCAGCTTCAATAGCTTCCAATTCCAAAGCTTGTTGTCTTTCAAGCTCCAAACGTTGTGCATTGGTTAATTCAAGGTTTGATAATTCTTGTTCGTTCTCTCTTTCCTTTATTTTAACTATCTCTTCATATTGGTTATTAAGTGCTTCCAATTCCTTTTCAAGAATTGCTTGAGCCAAATCAGCCAGGTTATTCGCCAACTCAACAGACTTATCAAATACCTGTTGTCTTAACTCCTTCTTTTTATCAGCCTCTTCTTTGGTTATTTCGGTGCTTTTATCACTGGCTTCTTTATCAACAATTAAACCTTTATCAGTATATTCTTTATTGATGGCTAAGATGTTTTCGGCTGACTGTTTTTCCTCATCCTCAATCTGTTTTTTATACTCACCCTTAATTTCTTTTTGCTTTTCCTCATTGCCTTCATACAATTTTAATTCAGCATCCAAAGCTTTTTGTAATTCAGCGATGATACCACCAGACCTAGCGGTTTCAGCATCAATAGCTTTTTGTTTTTCAATTGCTAAAAGTTGTAACCTTAATTCCTTGGCTTTTGCAATTTGTTCAGCGTTGCTTTCGTCAATTAAGGATAACTCATTTTCAATTTTCTTCTGTAGGTTATCTAAATCCTGTGCGGTTGCATCAGCAACCAGTTGTGCAAATTTTTCTTGACGCTCTTTTTCAGCTTCAGTTCTTTGGTCATTTAATTCCTTAAGTTGGTCATCAAGCTCACCAATGTTTTTTACATATTCGGTTTGGATGTTTGTTAATTCAGCGGTCTTTTCCTTTTCCTGTGCGGCATCAAGTTTGTTACCTTTTTGCAATTGCGCTAACGCGTCAAATTTACCTGTAACCAGGTTCTCATCCAACGTCTTAATAGCAGCCGCATATTCTTTTTGAAGCCTAACCTTTTCATCCAAACTTTTGGCTTCAGCTAAATCACTTTGCAACTTGGCATCCAATGTTGCCTTTTCCTTGTTATAGGTTGCCTCTAAGTTCTTAACACTTTCATCGTAGATAGCCTTTTCCTTATCATTAAGCGCTTTTAATCTATTCGCCCTATCAGAGGCAGCTTTTTGTTTAATCTGCGTTCTAAGGGCTTCTATTTCGGTTTCTTTAGCAAAGGTGCTTTGACCATTGTTTTGCAACAATTTTAATTCAAGTTGAGCTTGCTTTAATTGTGCATCCAAATAGTTTTTACCTTGGGCTTTTAAAGTTTCAACTCTTCTTTTCTGAGCTTCAATTTCACCCTTGATGGTGTTAGCCGTTCTTTCTTTAGTAATTTGTTCAGCTGTCTTTGCAACTGGTGCTTCGATGGCACCAATTTCTTCAGCGAATTTACCTAACTCTTTTCTACCCCTGTTAATCTCACCTTGAACCTCATCAATTCTTTTTTGAATATCAGCTTTGCTAGGAATTGAAACCACGGTACTACCACCACCACCTGCGCCATAATATGTTTCAACTCTACTACCTCTTTGTTCTGGGGCATTCTTTTGTTGTTCTCTAAGTCTTTGAATTTCTGCTAATTTATCAGCTTCCTCTTCAGCAAGTTCGGCAGCTTTAGCATCAATCTGTGCTTGCTTAGCTTTTGCCAAAGCGGTGGCAACAATTTCATTTCTTAAATTTTGATATGCGGTTGAAGCCTTACCAGCAAGAATTTCTTCTTGGGTGAAGTTAGCAAATGTTTCTGGGTATGTATTTTGTAATTCAATAGCTGCTGCTCTACGGTCATCAATTGACTTTGTTAAATCCTGTGATGATGCGTATAAAGCATCCAAACTAGCAATTTCAGCTGCGCTGCTTGCGATGGTTTCCTTCATCACATCATTGTAAGCTTGTTGCTGTTTTGTTGTACCACTTAAAGCCGCTGTAATCTTATCAAAGTTGGCAACCAATTCACCTATTGCAACAACCAATAAACCAATACCAGTTGCAGCGATAGCACCCTTAAGAACTTTAAACGATGTTGATGTGGTGTTAACTGACTTGCTGAATAAACCCATTGTAAGGGCCGCAACTTTGCCAGCGGCAGCATTAGCCTTAAGAACCACATTGCTGGTTGTAAGGGATGTTATAAAAGCCTTAACATCTGGGATGGACTGTCTGAATGCTGATATACCTTGAACCAATGCCAAAGCACTTTGAACTTTCAACAAAGCTTTCTCAACATTTTCATTTTCCTCACCGAATAAACCAGCTGCACCCTGTGCAATTGCAAAACCAGCGGCAACCCCTTGTAGAGCACCACCAAGTTTATCAGCAAAGGTTTTTGCAGCAGCATCAACCGCTAAGTCAGTTTGAATTTGTGCTTGTCTGTAACGACCAGCTTCAGCCGTTAACGCGGCAAACTCATCGGTGTTTTCTTTCCCAGCTAATCTTAAAGCATATAACCTATCTTCAAGTTCACCTAACTGCGCTGTAAGTGGTTTAATATCACCATTAATATCTTCAAACGATGCACCTAAATCAACAGCCGTTTTTGATAACTTGGTGTATTCATTATTTAATGCCGCCAAGTTTTTTCTGGCAGCATCAGCTTCTTTTGAATTTTCACCAAATTGACTGGCTAATCTATCAATTTCCTTTTCAGTTTCTTTAATTGAATTTCTTAAACTTTCAAATTGGTTTTGAACTTCAGCTGAATTGGTGGTAACCTTAATATTTATGTTCTTATTAATATCGGCCATTGTGGTCTTTTAGTTAAATATAATTTTATCTTTTTTGTTTATGCTTTTGATATAATCCATAATTCTTTGGCCGCATCATATTTTGCAACAACGCTACTATCTTCGTTTATAACGAATATCTCATTGGTGGTGGCATTACCATTCTCTATTTGCATAAAAGTCGTTGTAGTGGCATTTAATGCATCAAAATGAACGGTGAAACCATCGACAGCCGCAACATCTTGAAGGGTGATGACAAACAAAATGTTTCTGGCCACAACATCAAAGTAAACCTGTGAGTATCTACCATCCAATGTTTGAGCACCAGCATTCTCATCTGTATAGGTAATGCTTTCACCAATTGGTTTTGTATCAGCAATTTCCCTAACAAAATTAAGGTCATTACTTATCTTAACAACGGTATCTTGTAAATCCTGTGTACCAGTGTAAACAGTAACTTCTTTGTTAAAAAATGTTGGTATTAAACCTTCAGCATCTTGAACAATTGAATTGCGATATGAGTTTAACTGACTTGGTGTATCTTGGGTGTACTGACTTTGTGTACCAGCTGGGCCTAATTGAACCACACCTGGGGTTGTTCCCACGCCAGTTCCTGTACCAGTGGTTGTTGTACCACCACCTGTACCACCCTGTATACCAAGGTAACCACCAACAATGTAATCAATAAGCTTATTGGTATCAGCGCGCAATATCTTAATTAACTCAATTTTAGTGGTTTGGTTAATATCACTTGAAGTATCAAAGTCAATAATTTTGTTTACTCTCCAATATTCACCATGTGCATACACAATGTCATTAAAGCGGAAATTCGCAATATCAACAGGTGTCAAATACATACTGCATGACATTAATCTGGCTGACTGGTCAGTCAACTCAATCATCTGGTTCTTATAAAATACATTGAATAGGTTGTATTTCATCTGAACATCAATCAAAGTAATTTTCCAATAGCTCACCGATGCGGTGCCATAGATATTGGTAATCTTTAATGTCAATGTTGATGATGTTGCCGATACAATCAATGCATCAAAATAAGTGTTTGGTGTTGTTTGGCTATACAACCTAACATACTTATTAACATTCGCGTTAACTGTAAAATAGTTTGTACCTGTATAAGTTATGGCAACGTTCTGACCAACGCTAACAGTTGATAAATCCACAGTTGTGGTTGAGAAAGTTGGGGTTGCTGTGTTGTTAGCTATACCAAAACTATTCTGCCAATAAGTGGTTCTCAAATATTGTGTATCTGTAAAAAAGTTTATATCCACCGTTGGTTGAACTGGTTTATCATAATGACCAGCATATGGGTAGTAAGGAAAGTCAATTTCATACTCATCTCCATCTGGCTCATTACCAGTTAAGAAAAATCTGTAATTTCTATAGTCAATAGGTGGCAAATTAATTTTACCCCCATAGATAAGAATACGTGGGTCCTTTTTCCAATCAGATGGTTTACCTTCATATCCAGGCTTCTGACTATCTGGGTCAATTATCTTTGTGATAACCATTGGGTTTGCATCCGTACCAGTGTAATTGCTTGATGGGTCTGTTCCACTTATTTTTTGTAAATAAGATGCTGCAAACATCGGCACCAAGTCAGTTGTTTCTGTAACATATTCATCGTTTGATACAAACTGATATGAACCGAATGTTAAACCATTTGGAGTGAACTTTTTAAATTGTTCGGTGTAATAGTCATTGCTATCATCCTCATATTTGAATATAAAGTTTTTAGCTTGGTCATGTGGCAAAATTGTTATATCAATTGGTTTGCTGTAATCCAATTTCTTTTCCCAGTTTAATACACGGCCATCTTCGTAATACGTATCACGCGGTTCAACGTAAATTGTCCTTGGGTCTTGCTTATCTGGCTCAAAGTAAAGGTTGAACATTTTTGAGATGCTTAACACAAAGTCGCTTTGTTTCATCGACCTAGGAAGCATGTTCGTAAGCGAGGTTGCTTCATAACCAACCCATGAACCTAACCTATAATATTTAACATAACAAGTACCATCCACAAGTAAGTTGGTTCTTGACTTATAAGCTGTGCTATCTGTGTTGTTAGGGTCCCATTGTGCTTCAGCTGAAGCGTATAATACAACCCTAGCCATATCGCCTTGTTCAAGTTCAATTGTTTCATCGAATGTTAAAATAAAATCTTGGTTTGAAGTATTTTCCAAACGTTTAAATGTAACTACCTTTTCCTCTTCCCATTTGCTTTTCGCTGGGGCTTGGAATAACACAGGGTCATTGTTATATGAACCACCTTTAATGGTTTCAATTTTAAGACGATAGATGATACCCTGTTTATTAAGTGGGGCGTTGTTAGTACCATATAACACAGGTAAGGATGTTCCTTTAATCTGTGCTTGTATTTTGTATCTACCAGCAACCAAAGCTTTTAATACATCACCGTACTCAGCACCAGAGAAACCATGAGCTGCGTTGTTACGGTTTGCATCGGTATACTTAGATAATAAGTTTTCTGTGTAAGATGCTCTTTTAAGCTTCTTATTCCAATAATTTGTTGGGGATGCGTTTGGTACCTTACCACCCAATAAAAACGCTTTATAGTCATAAACATAACTCGCAACACCAGGGTTTGTTTCAACGTCTTGAACTGGTTCTTCCAAAAGATATTGGGTTGAACCTGTCAATACATTATCATATTGCAATGACTGAACCTCATCCTCTTCCATACCACCAATTACAATTAACTTCTTAAATAAATCAGCGTTGGTGTCCAAGAATTTTGACTTGTATTTAAAGCCAGCTTGTTGGAATATTGCATCCCATACACGCTTAACGAAAATGGCTGGTCTTAGGTCCTCAAATTTAACACGAACACCTGGTTTCTCATATTCTGTTAATTGGCTATTCTTTTTGTTGGTAGCTGAATAAGGGAATGTCTGGTTGTAGTCAATAAGTGGGAAACAAATGTCTGTGGCATCTGAATTGACAGCCGCGTTAATATTGGTCAATATAAAGTTCTCATCTATTAACAAGTTATTAACAGGTGAGCTTAACAACGGTTGAACTGTACCTGTAATTTGTGATGATGTTGAAATACCAATAGGTGGTGCTGGCGCAAGTGAGGTTGTATTACTAACAACCGTGTAATCGGCTATTAATAGGTAAATACCTTCACCAGCTTCTAAGTCGACACCAGCTGCTGGAGTAGGGGTTGTAATTGAAGATGATAAGAATGGTCCACCACCATTGGCACCAGCAATCTGTGTATGTAAATAAGTTGAGCCGTTTGGTGTTATCTTATACCAAGCCCACCCCAATGTTCTTGATGGTGATATTGTAATCGCTGGTGTTAATTTAACTCTACATTTTTGTAACGCAACAAACGCGTTAATTGTGGTTGTACTTTGTTGTGATAAAGTACCAGTCCATGGGTTGTTTGGTACGTTTTTATCAATTGCTTGTAACGAACCATATATCGCACCAGTGGTCACCAAGTTATTGTAGTTTGCATTATATCTTCTGGCCGCTAATGTTCCAGGGGAAGGTGGTAAAAATCTATAATCGGTTCCAGTAATCTGGTCAATAACAATTGAAGCTGTTGTACCTGTTGCTGGCACCGCTGTGGTTCCTGTGAGTGGTAATACCAAGTTGGATAATTCAAGGTCACCCAATGCTTGAACAAAGTTTACGCTATCTTCATAGATAACCCCATGGTAGGTCACATATTCGTTATCAATAACGGTGATACCATTTAACTTGAAGAAACCTTTCATTACACAAACACCATCCACATACACCTCAGATGTTTTCTTTGATATTGGGTTAAAGTGGCCCTCAGAACTAACATTAAAAAGGTGGCTAAACGTTTTGTTGTTTTCTTTTGTAGCTGGTATATCAACCTCTTTTGAATACGATGCAGCTTTGGCCGATATATCACTAATATCAGCCACGTTAAAGTTTAACAAGAACGCCTCATCACCAAATAGGTCAATTTGTTTTTCTTCAATATAAAGTTCGGTCTTTTTAATCATTTTAGTTAGTTGTGTTTTCGTCCCAACGGATAGCTGGTGTTATATCAATTACGTAGTTTTTAAGTTTGGCCTCACCGCTATTGTTCATAAACTCAACATCTGTTTGTTGAACGAACACAGGGTATTCCAAATCATATTCATTGGTGGTAACATATCTTTGGAACGGTTCTGGGTTCAAGATATAAACCTCATCGCTGGTGAATAAATCCAACATCCATTTTGCTGTACCATCACCAATCCAATCAGAGATAACCGTATAGGTATCTTCAAGTTTAATGTTCAATGACTGATAACCACGGTCAGTTGATAATTCTTGGTATGCTGTAGCTGAAATAAGACCCCTAGAACGCTTAAAGTTCTCGCGTTCAATACTAGTCTTAGCTTTGCTTACTTTGGTGAATGTAAAGTAGTCCCAGCCACCTAGGCTGTTCTTCCACTTCAATCTAAACTTATCGTATATTTCACAGTTGTTGGACTTTTGATATATCTTTTCGCTGATACCCATAACGGTGCCAGATGTGTTTCTAATACGTAGTTGGAACCAATCAGCAACCGAACCACCACTGTTTAACCAGAACCCAGTTGTTGCGTCTTGACCAGCTGAATAATAAATTTTATATGGACCAACAGGTGTGTCAAATCTTGACTGCCATGTATCATTCAATGGTAAGATATTAGCTGTATAACCACTTGGCATGGTGTGAACAGTACCAGCATCTGTTACAACTTGAATATCACCGATGGCCGTTGCTGAAGATGGGTTTATTTCAAACATCGATGCGCTATCATAGTGAATTTCAATGTTATTCAGTGAACCCAATGATGATAGAGATGAGCTTGATACATATCTTATCTGAACCTCAATGTCACCAGTGACAAATAAAGTTGTGGTTGAGAATTGTACCGTAATTGGTAACCAACCACCTTGTAATGCTGATATTATTTGGCTTGTACCAGCAAATGCAGTAAAGTTTGTACCAACAATTGCTGGGGTTAAAGTATAAGCTGATGACGCTGGAACAGTTTGACCAGGGAAAATTCTGGCCCATATTCTGAATTGATATGATGTTGATGGTGATAAATCTATACCAGTGAATTTAAACACCATAATGTTTGTGTTACCACCAGCGGTGATACCAGTCATCTTAGCTTTAATTGAATTGGCTCCACCGTATGATACGTTGGCTGCTGGTAATATCGTTGTTAACGCGTTCTTGGTGATGCCAGAATAAACATTCAATACGTTGTTTGTTGATGCTGTGCCCACCGTTGGTGAGTTATCAAATGTACCATAACTACCATGGATATATTCAAGCTCATTAACACCCAGGTCATTCTTTGATAACCACGATAATGTTAATGGTTCGTTTTCTGATACAACCAATTCTTCTGGGTCCACCAAGAAGTGGTGATGCAATGGTTTCTTTGAAGTTACGTTATCTAACAAGTATGGTGATATACCCTCATTACCAGCCCCATCAATTGCATAATATTCACCCAAAGATGTTTTGCTTCCAGATGTGAAGTTTCCGTTGGTATCAAGGTATCTTTCTGTACAGAATACTCTAAACTTTACTATACTATTTGGGCATGCTGATGCGTATGTTTGTTTTTGGGTTGCAAGGTCAAATGTGAGTGCATCCAACACCAAAGGTGCGGCATCAAAGAATGCGAAATAATTATCTGGTCTTGGGGGAATTGCAACTGATGCATAAGTCTTGTATTGTCCAGTTGAATATTGGACCAATACGTCAAAGACAAATCTAAAAGCTTTTTCAATGGGGTCGATACCACCTGGTACACCAACAAGCGATGACCTTACCAAAAATGGTATGGTTTGTTTTGCATAGTTAAATTCGTTTGGTTGTTCTATAGTTACTACAGCCATGGTTATACATTATTTAATTTTTCTTGAATGAATTTATTAAGGTCCTTATCCAAAACGGTGTCAATTATTTTATCATACATTGGCAACCCATTTGCATATGCGTTTTCAAGTATTGGTCTTGGTTTAATACCCTCTTTTTTAATTTTATTATTTATAGCAAAAGCTATCGCGGTAACTTTCTTTTTATCATTTGCTAACCCCTTCGCCATTACCCACTTTTCAAGTGGTTTAATCGGTGCGTATTTGCCCCTCTTACGGCCTTTCTCAATGAAGGTGATATATTCGTTACCACCTATAGATATAATTGCACCATCATCGGTTTTCTCAACATCAATTTTTAATGAATTAATTAAGTCACCTGTGGCAATTGCTTTGGTGCGTCTTAGTTCTTGAATTAAATTCTTTTTTAATTCATCCCCCAAGGCCTTGCTTAATTCTGGTGATATTACAAATTCTTCCATTAGTTACCTGTTGCGAATGGTAAGTCACAGTTGTTTATATTTAACACCTCAATCACAAAATCAAATTGGAACCCAGTACAAAGGTCTGGTAGGTTATCTGTGAATGGGGTGAACACCACGCTGTCTTCAATTAAACTAAAGGTTGAAGTGGCTGGTTGGCTATCCAATAAAATCTGGTTGATAATATCGCGGCCAATATCGAACATATTACTTTGTTTGGTAATTTGTTGCAACACCTGGTCATCCATAACATCGGCCACAATCATGGTCATGTTATATCTTATTTTGTTAATATCAAACGTACCTGGTTGACAAACAAACATCACCATTGGATAGTTGTTATCACCCCAGTTAAGGTCTTCAACATAACCAGCCTCAGCATATACCACGTTGTAGTGGTTGCCAGCGGTGGTCTTTAAATAGGTTGTTAATTGACTGTAGTTCATTATCTTCTATATTTGCTTTTCATTTCTTCTTCTTTTCTGATAGCTTCTATCATATTATTCTTTGATGTTTTGTATGCTAGGAATGTAAGGGTCTGCCTAAACGGTTTGGCAATTGCTTCATCCATTTTATCCAGTTTTTCATCACAGGCATCCATAAGCCATATGTAATATGACCAGCCAGCCCCAAATACGCTTGCATGCGTGTTCGTCTGGCCACCTTCACCAAATAAGACGCTGTATTGCGACCTAACTGACTTTGACCACGCAAAAAAAAACTATGAAGACCAGCTAATTTTGTTATTGGAATATCACCGATGAACTTTTCTTTTTGGTCCAAACTCAAATCCAATTTCTTATCCTTAAATTTAAGCTTCCAAATATTTTTTGGTTTATAAATATCAACCAATAACGCGTATGTTCTGGCCATGTTAACTTCCTCTTTGTTCAAAAGGTGTTGGCTATCAATATATTCACCAAAGCTAAACTCTTCAAAGTCCTTTAATTTAAATCTATACCCACCATGCGTAAAATCCCTCTCAAATGTTTTTGAGTTAAATGGTTTTAATAAAAATTGTACAGATAATTTGAAGGTGTTAATATTATCAATTGACAGTGCATAATATTCTGGTTGTTTCAACCCAGTTACTATTTTAAATAAATTGGAATAAACATATTCATCATCATAGCCTTGTTCTTTTGACTTATCCATAAATAAAGCCATATCGTAAAATTTGGCTATAGATAAATCTTCCCACTTTGTGGGGATGTTATATGTAATTTCTTTATGTTGTATTGTAACCATCTTTGTTATAAATATAATTTTTGTTATTCCGTTTTATCCAAACATCAGTCGGACCTTCGGTTTAATTTTATGGTGTGCTTCTGTATACACCTTGTTGACAAGGGCCAAGCTTATGACAATATCGTCAAAATGACCAGGCAATCCCCCATAGATAATAGCTTTGCTTTTTTCACTATAGGTGAATGAATAGTTAACCAACTCACTGTATACCTCATCCATCAATTCTCTGGATGGTAATTTAATTCGCTTATCCTCAATGCTATTCTGTAGTTGGTTAATTAAATCTGGTTTGCTTATAGCGGTTGTTTTAAAGCCTTCAACCCCTTTCATTCTGGGGTGCAAATGTTCAAACACTGAGATACCTTGGTTATTTAATTCCACCAGGGTCTTAACTGGTCTCCATCTTTTAAGGAATGTTTCCAATTCGGTGTTCAACTTATTTATACTTCCTGTCTTTGCTCGGTAAATATCAACAATATTACCGTCTGTGTCCATTATGGATGCAACGGTGTAGTCATGGAATAAACCAACGTCAATACCAGCGTAAACATTCCCACCTGGGGCTTTCCAGTCATTTAGGATGCATACATCCCTTAAGTTGTTGAACACCGAACCATTATCGCTAAACTCACCCAAAAACTCGGCCCTAAATATCGCATCTGGTAATTGCTTCCTAATGCTTTCAATTTCTATTGGGTTGAAGTTTGGGTTTGCTGTGTAATCAAACTTGAATGCTGTTATCGTTTTGTCATCTGGGTCAATACCCCTCATGAACATATCATAGAAATAATTGGTTCCCCTAGGGGTGGATGCAAGCACAACCTTTCTACCCCTGGCCAATGTGGTTGGTAATAAGACCTTATCATAAACACCAGGTGGGTAATAAGCCGCTTCATCCGCGAACAAGTAATCAAAGGTGTGACCACGAATTGCATCATAGTTCTGGATGGACAAGAATTTGATGGATGAACCATTCACCAACTTTATTTCAAGTTCTGACTTGTTATCGCTTAATAATATGGGTGTTTTTTGTAGTATGTCACTGATACTATTGTAGATAAGTTTGGTTTGTTTGTATGTCAAACTGACCACCCCTACGATGACTTTTGAATTATTAATTGAAGTGTCTAGTACTAACTGGCTGATAAGCAAAGACTTACCTATCTGTCTGGACGTGTTCAAAACATACGTCTTGTAATCATCGTTTTTATAGGACTGATACACCTGCAACTGCCAATCAAATAAGTCGGCACCCTCTAATTTTACAACCAT